AAAACACATTCTACAACTTAGGTTACACAGGTTACTCAATGTAACATGTATAAACGCAGGATACGGATTTTGTATGTCACCATTCATTCTAGGAAAACAAGGGCTTTGTATTAACTGCTCTCTTTTGTATTTTTCACCGTATATTGCACCTTGAATATTTCTTCTGTTGCGATAACTAACTATATTCTGATTTTCAGTGTCATAACAATTTGCGCACCCATCAACTTCTATGCCATTTTGTATTTTGTTTCGTACTGAGGTAGGCAATGGTCCATTTTTGAACCATTCAGTGAAATTTAATTCAGATTTTTCCCAAGAATCTTTTTTGGCAGCGTGACAGTAAGTCCTACTACCGTCGGCATTTATTCTGATTTCGTACCAGGGTGATATACAGGTTACTTTATCGTTTGGGAACTTTTTCGTCATCAAAACTTACTAATCTTTTTACATTCTTGTGTTTTGTCACAAGAACGGTTCTATACTCACCGTCAATCTTTAGTGGCAAATCTAGTTGTATGTGTAGTTCAGGACCTCGTTCTTCACTAATCACTGTATCGTTCCCTACACTACCAATCCATCGTATACCATTATATAGTCCGGTAACCCGTGCCATAAATTCGAATTTAGGCTGGTAACGATTCTTTTCAAAATATTCACTCAGACTTGCCATTTTTTTGACTCAAATAAAACATACCAACTCTGACCATGCTTTCAGCGTGATCTTTATCTTTGGGTAATACAACCTCATCTCCGTTTACCAAACGCTGATATATTTCCATCATCGGTTGAATGTTATTGTCATAGATTTGGGACATAGTGTTGAACAATCCTTGTCGTTCTTCCTGTGTCATTCCGGCGACCCAAGAAGGACCGTCGGGATCTTTTTCAAGCCCATAATCATGTCGGTACGTCATACACATATCATGAATGATTTGTTCACGATTCATGTTGTTCCTTTGTTAGTTCGCACACCAACAAGAAATGTTCGTATGCTTTTTTAACTGATGGATTATCCATCAGTTTCATTGCTTCTACTTGCATAGCATTGATACCCGCTTCTGCACAGTCACGCACACTTGAGCCATGTAGTGTGCATAGGTCTTCGCCAAATTCTTTTCTAAGATTTTCCCATGCTGTTCGTTGACCTTCTGTAAGAGGCTTACGATGTGGTTTTAGTTCGCTTTGCTTTGTGATAGCAGTACAAATAGCGTCCTCAGCAACACGACCTGCAGCAATCAGTGCCGCATAGTTGGGGTCAATGTTGTAGCGAGTACTTTGGCCACCGGGGTAACTCATGATGATATGAGTTCCTTTAGGCAATGCATCCAGTAAGTTACTGTCATATTCACTTACTGGTACATACTTACGCCCGACTTTTTCGTAGAAAATCTTTTTCATTTTTTCAAACTTTCCCAAGTATATTCTTCTTCATGCATATATGCTATTGGTTTGACCCAGCCTGCTTGAATTGCGTACATCATTTGTTGAGCAAAATTAGTAGGACAATTCTCGCCAATCTCAATACCAGCACGATTACACATCATCAATCCGTCGGTCATTCTAAATAATGGGTCACGCGGACTAATCTTTTTGAATGTCATCGCTTTAACTCTTCCAGTACCATTTCTTTAGCACGTTTGTCTAGTTTAGCACGTTCGTTCTTTAAAATCAAGGGCGCCATAGCCTCAATGTAAGTCATCAATGCTTCTTTGCCATTATCACGAAAATAATTGTACTCACCTTTTTTGCCTACGCTTGATTCGTAATAAAGATTGTCATCCTTGAGTACAGCAACAATACCTAAGTATAATTGCTTTTCAATTAAATCATTCATTAATGTTCCCTTGATACGGTGCATTAAGCCACTTAGCATAAGTCTCAGCATTTTGAGAGATTTTTTCAAGTTCATATTTACCACAGAATTTCATAAAGTGAACACCAACCTGCGGAGTAGTGGTTACTCTGACAGATTCCTTAATACGCTGGTCAACTAGATCCTTAATTTCTTGTGGCTGTGCATTGAGGTCAATTAATGTTTTGTTGCGCTCATAACAATCACGAACTCGCTGTTCGACCCCATTATGATCAACCCAGCGCTGTAGCATAAAATTATTCCAATTAAATCCTTGCTTGTCACGGTCCTCGAATGCCTCACGAATACCTACACGATTCTTAGAACCTTTTTCAGGGGCACGGGGATATGCAGTGAACACATTGTCGCCCGCATCACCCCGGATAATTTTCTTGAATAGCAAATACTCAGGGGTATCCTCAAGTAGTTTGGGATTCTTTTCCTTGTCTAGCACGGGCTTACCCGAATCTTTGAAGTATCCCTTGAGTGTAATTAGCTCATTATTCACCCCATTATATTGTACCACATTGTCAGAAATTAATTGGACATAGTCGCTATCTGTTGAAACGATGCAATGTTTATCGTTAGGGTGCAAATGAATGAATCGTGCAATCATATCATCTGCCTCGGCGCGTTCATGCCTCAGCACACTACAGTTAGTTTTTTCTTTGAGGAAAGTAGTGAATTTATCATAAGTTTCCCAAAACAGGGTATTTTCCTCAACCTCTTCTTCAGTTTGAGAAAGTGTATCCACAATACGATTTTTCTTATACGGCTCGTATAAATCTTTGCGGAAGCTACGTCCTTCTAAACAAAAGACTACATGGTCAATCTTGTGATTTCTAACCACTTGATTGACCGATGCGAGGGTAAGATGCAGTGCCATGCCTACTTTTTCCCACGGGTCAGAGTTTCTAGAAGCCACATGGCGGGCACGAAAGAATGTGTTAGCGGTGTCAATAAGTGCGTAGTTCATACATGAATTATAACACAACAAATATTATTTGTCAACTGTTGAAAAGGTCAGCGGCCTCTTTAGCCATTTTAGGAGATCGGTACGCCTTATTCCATACCGACGGGTCTTGTTTTGAGTTTCCTATGGGTAATTGATCGTTGTTGTCCATTTTATATTGGGCAATCATTTGACCCTCAAAATATCTGGCTTTCTCTTTGTTACCTAGGTCATCATTAAACCATCTGTATTTGGTACTTTCTACATCAGATATATCCCAGATATGTAAATATATTTCTTCGATTTTGATTTTAATATTATTAATTCTTTCAAATTCTTGAATAGTATCTACGATATCTCTTCCATTAGGACTTACTGGAATAAAGCCGTATCCGTCAATATACAAGTCAGATGGATTTTTTCTATATTGCCCTGGCAAATTATTAATTTGACGAATTAATCTCTCGCCAAAACTTTTATTTTGTTTCGACCTGGTATTGAATTTTGCATAACTACATCCTATTTTTAATAGTTTATTTTTAAAATAAAATGCATATACCATTCCGTGATACCCTTTGGATTTAAACCACCCGTACCACTGAAAATCATCCTTCACATCCCGCATTGCAAGGATAGTATCAGGTCGATATATATCACATACTTGTATATCGTCGGTGTTCATATTTTTAACTTACCTCTGTTCTACCGTTGCCAATATCACGACTGCGAATTACTCGCAAATCTCTATTATCAGGATCAGCTTGTGTTTGTTCGTACATTTCTAATGCGATATTGCGACACACTGATTGAAACCAACGGTCTACAATTACTGTATCAGCTTCATCTTCTTTCATCTTGTAACCAGCTTTGATTAGGTTGATAACAAACTTGTCGTTCCAATCCAATTCAAATTCGCCATTATGAATGTCTCCAGGATCAACTGTCATTTTAGTGATGTTGATATAAGGTTCCCCTGCCATTGTTGCTTTTTCTTTTTCCGAAAGTTCAACTTTTGGTTTTTTGGGTTGACGAGGTTTCTTTTCCTTCTTAGGTTCTTCTACTTTTACTGGTTCTGGCTTTTTGCCAAATAATTTATCAAACAGTCCCATTTACATATTCCTCATATAGTTTTGCGACAGCAAGGTTCTTAGCCTTAGACTCGCACATGATATCGAATTTATCATTAAAAGTCATCGCCCATTTATTTACTGCATTGTTCCAGTAGTAGTCAGAATGTGCGCGGAGCTTTTGCTTATTTTTACCACTAGCGATTAATACTTCGCGGTCAGGAAGAGTATCAGGGCAATGATCAACAAGGCAATCTTCACGTGAAACACTGTAATGTAGAGTAGGGCGAATGCCGCGCCAAGAATCAATAACCCGCTGAACCCGCTGTTCGGTGACAGACAAGTATTCTCCCTCTCTGCACCAGTGATGATGAATGTCCAAAACAATTGGAAGCAAATCAGATAGAGTAAGGCAATCGTCAAGTCCCCAGGCATTTTCTTCGTTCTCGATAGTGATACAGTTACGGGCTTCGGGAGAAAGACGCTGATATGCCTTGCGAATACCTTCGGGACCTTGTCGACCACTAATATGTACATTGATCTTCATGTCCTGAAAAGACTTACCGTAACCCATCCAGCGAGCCATATCAGTATGATACTCAAACTCCTCGATACTCTTATTTACAATATTTTCATTCTCACTTGCAAGAACCACAAACTGGTCAGGGTGAAAGGACAAACGAACATTATTTTGTCGTGCTGTTTCTCCGATGGGAGCCATCCAACGCTCAAGACTTGATTGAATGTCGGGTCGTTGCCAAAAGTCAGTGTAATCCTCATGTGTGTAGAAACTGAGCATATCGCTAGTGATACGCAACATGCGCAGAGGTTCGGGCAGAGTTGCTACTTTTTTTACAAGTGCATGAGTGTTCATAATGTTAGTCTTAGCAACATCAATGATTTTGTCCTCAACCGTTTGTCTGGATGTTTGGCGTTTTGCCCATGCCATTGTCGTGCCGCCTGTATTAAGACCTTCGACTGACGCAATTTCGCCTTTCTTGTTAATTTCAGCGAATTTACAAGCAAAACCGATGCGTTTAGTATTAATATTGAAAGAGTGCATAGATAGACCAAAGTGATAAATAATAGATATAGTGTAGCACAGTTACGCAATAAAGTCAACTATTTACGGATTATTTATGAAAATACAACATTTAATGGAGGGCGCAGAGCCAAAAATGCCCGGAGCACCGAAAGGTATCCAAATTATGACACCTCAGCAATTCGTTGCTAAAGCAGGTGATATGCCCGGAGAAGAATCCGAAGAAGGCGTAGCGGAAGCAAGCCCAGAGACAACTCTTAACTTACTAAAGGGTTTAAAGAGTTGGCAAGTTGTTATTATGAACAACTACTATCGCGGCAAGTATAGTGACTATAGCGGTAGATACTATTATGTTATTGCATCAAGTCCAGAAGAAGCACGTCAAGTTGTATTAGACAATGCAGATGCTATTCTACAAGAATTGTTAGCAATGAAGTCGCATAACGGTAAGAAGATACTACCTCGCAGTAGTGCCATTCCTATCACTGACAAGCGAATTGGTGATATTAAAGACGGTACAGAAGCCGGTCGTATGAGTACAGCAAACTACAAGCGTATGTTTGGTCCACAGGGTCCTATGATGGTTAAACTAAGTGGTGGTGCTATTGTTGATGTACAAGGTCAAGAGCAAGGTGTGGCGGAGGCTGAAATTGACAGACCTGGAATGAAGGATGGCCGCCCATACAGCGATCCTTACCGTCGTCATCCCGGCAACTCATCATATATGACTCCTGAATACTTGATTCAAAAGTATAAAGAGCGTTTAGAACAAATCGCCGCTGGTCCATACAAGCGTCCCAAAGAAGTAGCACAACTTCAATCTCGTATTGCCAAGTTAGAGAAGAAAGGTATGGCGGAAGGTGAAGAACACTTAGCAAGAATTCGTAAACTATCAGGTCTAGATGAAGCAACTAAACTACCAGCACAAAGCCGTGAGTTCGGCGGTGACGAGTTCCAAGATTACATGAAGCGTATCGTCGGTACACCTGATATTGACAAAAAGACTGGCAAAGTCAAAGTTGACAAGAAGGGCATTGAAAAGTATCAGTCTGGTAAAACAAAAACTGACAGATACAAGATGCCTTATATCCATCGTTCAAGTGTTATCGAATACTTAGGTCCCGATGGACAAACATACAGTGAAGATAAGATCAAACAAGCATTAGCACAGCGTCCAAAAGCGTTATTAAAGCAAAACGAAAAGATGAAGCACAGTAACGGAGAACTAGAGCAGTTCTTCAATGTTGGATTTGCCGCATTGACTGGTATCGCATTAGATGAAGAAACAAACAATCTAATCATCGTCAACACATGCCCAGGTGCTGGTAGTTGTAAAGTTGATTGCTTTGCTATGAAGGGCGGCAAAGTTCAGTTTAAGAATGCTTGGCAAAGTGATGGTCGTATTCTTACATATCTATTGAATGATCCAGATGGCTTCTTTAATCAACTAAGTGCTGAAATTAGTAAAGAAGAAAAACTAGGTCAAAAAGGTGGTTATGCTGTAACTATTCGTTGGCATGATGCTGGTGACTTCTTCAGCCCAGAATACTTAGACTTAGCATTGAAG